CGACATTAGTGTTTACTGATGGTGTCAAATAAGTTGTTTTGCCAGTGATTGTTGTCACACCGACGATATTAGGCGCTGCCATTTAACCTCCAAAAACGATAGACATGGCAATTGCTTTGCCGGTTGATGCTGCTGTAGAAGTAGTAGAAACCCAAGATGTTCCATTACTTGTTAAAATATTATTATTGGCTCCAGGAGCCACCGCTGCCATATAATCCACTCCGGCAACTGCATTTGCTAATACAGCTCCAGAAACTTTTACCATACCCGTTACTGTTGTATTTGCTATAACATTACCTAACGATCCAACCGGAGTTTGTAGTAATCTCCAATTTGACGTCGAGTAATTATACATAAACGACACATAAGCGCTATTCATATCTAATACTATTGACGTATCATTTTCAATAGTAGTAAATCCGCCGCGATTAATCGTTAAATTATTTGTATAAAACGTTCCGGCAACGTCAATAATTTCAATTTTACTGCCATCAGAAGGATCCGCTGGGAACGTAACCGCAAATGCACCGCCAGCTGTATTACATCTAATAACATCGTTAACCATAGCGGTATAAGAAGATGTAATAATTGGAGTAGCGGTTAAACTGGGAATAGAAGGCGTTTGTAATAATCTCCAATTTGCAGTTAATTGGTTATACATAAACGTTACATATGCATTATTTACATCTAATATTACTGATGTATCATTCTCAACTTTATCAGTTCCAGATTTAACAACTGTTAAATTATATGTATTGAACGATCCAGCAATATCTGAAATAGCAATTAATGCGCCATCAGTGGGTACGGCAGGAAACGTAACCGTAAATGCTCCAGCTGCTGTATTACATCTTACAATATCATTAACTGTTGCAATATAAGAAGATGTAATAATTGGAGTAGGAGTTAACCCAGTTCCACCCAAAGGCGTTTCCAATAATTTCCAGTTTGATGTAGCTGAACTATAGACGAATGACACATAAGTTCCATTCATATCCAATAATAACGATGTAGAATCATTTTCAATCGTTTTACCATTTGCTAATAATGAAACGTTATTAGCATTAAATGTTCCAGCGATATCTAAGATCCCAATTAATGCTCCATCAGTTGGGCTAGCAGGAAATGTAACCGAGAATGCTCCAGCAGCTGTATTACAACGAACTAAATCATTAACCGCAGCTGTATAATTTGAGGTTTGAATAGATGTGGAAGTTAATCCAGAGGTAATCGTATTCGCCTTGTTATAAGCAGCATTAGCTGTAGCCAACGCGGTATTACTTAAATCGGTATAATATGCTCCATGCTGTCCGTCAAGGAGATCTACATTAAGGTTTGATACTAAGGTATTAGATACAACAGTAAATGGTGCAGAGCCAGTTGCAATAGTAAATGAGGCATTAGATGCAGTTACTGCTCCAACTTTAATAGTATCATATACTACGTCACTAGAAAAATCTATAGTAGTTGTAGGTTCAGCAGATACGTTAGAAAATAATTTCCAAACTCCATCAGTTGCATCCCTAACAATTCCCGTGTGTTGATATTTATTGCCAGTAAAACTACCAACAATACCAATATCTTGTAAATTAGATGGATTATCTTCAGCCAAATAAATTAATGGATCATGGATAGAAAGGTTATTTGAACTTAATGTCGTTACATTTCCACTAAGATATACATTTCCTGTAACATTTAAATCAGTTGTAATTGTAACAGATCCAGAAATCGTTCCGCCATTGGCAGAAAATTTAGTATTGGCTGTATTATAAGCAGCATTAGCTTGAGTAAATGCTGCTTGACCAGTTGTGATCGCTGTATTGGATTGAGTATATGCTGCTTGCCCAATAGTTAATGCTGTATTGGCTGCAGTATATGCTGCTTGGCCAGTTGTAGTTGCTGTATTGGCTTGAGAAAATGCAGAGTTAGCTTGAGAAAACGCTGCTTGGCCAGTTGCGGTTGCTGTATTGGCTTGAGAAAATGCAGAATTAGCTAGAGAGTTTGTTATGCTTAATAATTTCCAGTTAGTCGTAGATGAATTATAAACAAAAGAAACTGCTGCTCCATTTACATCTAAAATATAAGAAGTAGAATTTAATTCAATAGATTTTGTATTAGCTAATATTGTTAAATTATATGTATTAAATCTATTAGCAATATCAACAATTCCAATAATATCTCCATCAGTTGGACTGGATGGAAATGCTATTGAAAATGCTCCGGAAGCTGTATTACAACGAACTAAATCATTTGCAACAGCAACAAAACCGCTGGAGGTTTTAATAGAAGTTGGAGCTAATCCACCACCGATTGAACCCCATTTCGTTCCATTGTATCCTTCGAATGAAGATACGTCACTATTAAATCTTAAATTACCCGCAGTTGGCGTGGCTGGGCGTGCCGCAGTATTTCCAGTTGGTAATCCTATATTAGTTGTAATTATAGGAGAATCAATCGTTGGGCTACCCGAAAATACAACATTTCCGTTACCAGTTACGCTAACTAGATTAGTTAATGTTGCGGATAAATTTCTTGATGGCATTTATTATACCTCTAATGATGGCCAATTAATATCAAGAGGAAATCCTTCTTGTGTAGTAATATCTCTTAATGCTTGTCTATATGCTGCATATGCTTGTTTGTTAATTGGAGCATCTGCAACTTGAGTCCAATCCGTTTCAATTAATAATTGATTACGTTTTGCACGAACTTCATTAGCTATATTTAGGCTATCTTGAGTTAATTCTTCTGCGGTTTTATCAGCAACTTCAACAGTAAAGACTTGATTATCTTCAATGTATGGAGCAACTGGTATTAGTTTTTGAGTTGCTTTATCGTGTGGTTTCCAGATAGTAACTCCCAATGCTGAGTTTGCTTCCATAAAACTGGCGTCTGGACCAGTAGTAGGAAACGATGTAGCAGGAAAGAGTTTTTTGTAGTGACCAATTTCAACAACTTGGTTGTCTTGTATAATTGCAATATCCATTTTAATATCCTCCAGATGTTGGTAATGGTGCTGTTGGTGGTGTGAAGTTTTGGGTGTAACGTGCTAAGCCTTTTGTTATACGGAGGTCGTCTATATAGCCTGTTAAATCTCTGCCACTAGCACCAGCAGCCGCAGGAGGGTATATTCCTGAATACCATGTTGCGGATGATGTTGCTAAAGTTCCTGAAAATGTTTGAGTTGCTCTTGCTTGACCGTCAACATATAACGCCCATGAGCTGCCGTTTCTAACTAATGCAATATGGTGCCATGCCCCATCGTTTATAGTTACTCCAGTTGTTGTCAGCATAACTGCTGAGGGGTTATAGGAGCCAACAGATAAAGATATATTACCAGAAGACCCATAATTTAATAATAGTACAAAATCCCCTACTGCAAATGTAAAAGCTGCTTGTCTACCAAAAACACACGAATATAAGTTTGTAGACGTTGTATTAAGCCACATCTCCAAAGTTAAATCACTACTTCCAAACTCCATACTAGCATTTGATGCAATTGTAAAGTAATCTCCAGTACCATCAAAATACATACTACCAGTGCCAAATTTCTTAGTACCAGTACTAATCTGAGCATTACCATAAGCTGTTATGGTCTTAGGCATACTGCTCAAATCCGTAAACAATGTACTACCATTAGTACCATCACCATTCAATAACAAACTAACCTGAGCATAATTATAATCATACTGAGTACCAGTTACGGTTGGGTCTTCGTAGGTAGGTGGTGTAAAGTTAGCAGTGTATCGTGCGTAGCCTTTGGTTATACGGAAGTCATCAATATACCCTGGAAATTGCAAACTATAACCAGTATATAGCCCGTTACCAATTAATAGCGTTTCGGTATTATTTGCAGCTTCTGTAGCTGATGCAGTAAGTATAAGCACACCATTCTTATATACTTTTACATTTGTTCTATCACAAACATATGCAATATGATTCCACGCGTTTAAATCTAAAGTAGTTGATGACTGATACTCGGTACCGTTAAAAAAACTTATTCCACTATTACTAACATTCAAGTAACCCTGATAGCTACAAGTTCCGCTATTGGGAACACGCTTTGTGAATAATATTCTATTTGCTAATGACGCTGTTGTTGGATAACACCATAATTCAACGGTCCAGCTTACACCTGATAAATTTAAAGCAGCATTTGACGCTGAACTTAAATAATTTGTACCATCAAAGTACATACTACCTGTACCATATTTCTTCACGCTTGTATTAACAGTAACAGAACCATTATTAGTAATAGTCAAATTATTAGGCGATTCATCTGTAAACGATGTACTACCATTAGTGCCGTTGCCTCTTAGCAATAACGATGTATCAACACGATTAACGTCAAATGGTGTACCAGCTGTAGTAGCTAATGCGTAAGTAGGTGGTGTGAAGTTGGTTGTGTAACGAGCAATACCTTTGGTTATTCTTAGGTCGTCTATGTAACCCGAAAATGTATTATCGCCTGGATTGTAACCACGGGTTGCAATTATTGGTCTACTTGCTCCGTTAATGTATGTAGTAGAGTCAGAATAAGTAGAACCATCTTGTACACCATTTAAGAACATTTTTGTACTTGTTCCTGAGCGACAAACTGCAATATGATACCAAGTATTTGTTGTTAGTGTTGAACCTGTAATTCTGTCAGCACTATTAACAAAATATCTTAATTGCCCTACTTGTGTGTAAATGCAAGGGTAATTACCATCCGTTGATAATGGTCGTTGGTCATAAAAAATCGTAGTACCGCCACCCCAGTTTGAAGTTTGTATCCAAAATTCAATAGTGAAATCTCCAGTACCGTAAGCAAAGTTAGAACTACCATCTAATGTCAACCAGTCACCTGTACCGTCAAAATACATAGCACCAGTGCCATACTTTTTCTGAGCAGTGCTTATCTGAGCATTCCCGCCTGCTGTTATAGTCTTAGGACTACTACTCAAATCGGTAAATGTCGTGCTACCATTAGTCCCTTCACCTGTCAATAGCAACGACACGTCAGCGTAATTAGGGTCAAAACCTGTTGAGATATACTGAGTAGCAAATGACTGGCTAGGTGGAGTAAAGTTTTGAGTGTATCTGGCGTAACCTTTGGTTATGCGTAGGTCGTCGATGTAACCTTTGAAACTTGGAATACCACCTGGATCATACCCTAGATACGCAGTACTTTGAGATTGTGTTGGATTGTTAGTTAACGTAACTGTTTTACTCAAAATACCATTAACGTACATTGACCAAATATTTGAAGTTTTACATACTGCAACATGTGTCCACACGTTAGCTGCTATTGTTTGTGTACCTGATGCAGATAACCACCCGTTTGTAGCCCATGTAGAGCCATTAATAGATACAACAATATCTAAATATCCACTTCTTACATTTATGATTATACCTGAATAATCAGGTGAATTTACCCTATCAGTATAAAGACATCCACCAGTTGTAGGGTCAGCCATCATAATCCATGCTTCAAATGTATAGTCGTTTGCGCCTATAATAAAATTTGACGATAATGGAGTGCCCAAATAATCCCCAGTACCATCAAAGAACATACTACCAGTACCATTCTTCTTAACATCAGTGCTAAGTTGAACATTGCCATAAGGCGTAAGCGTAATGTTATTCTGTGTACGGTCTTGGATTTTAAATGCTGGGAGTGCTGCGGTTGGTACTACAATGGTTCTTGCGATGCCTTTGGTGATGCGGAGGTCTGCTAAATACCCATTAAACATATACTGCGATGATGTATAAGCTCCGATATTAATAGCACCATCAGTAAACGTTAATGCTCCAGTATAAGTAGCATTTGAAATACCATTAATGTAGAAAGTAAATACATTACCATTCCTAACTAATGCAACATGAGTCCATGTATCTAATGGCACTGAGTTTACAGTACTGTTTAAATACGCTGCAACATTAGATTGCCCGAGTACGAGTTGCTTATTAGTATAATTGTAATAATGTGCAATGCCACTGCTAGCTAAATTAACTATTATTTCGCCATCAGTAGAAACAACACTTGCTGCAGTTGGACGAATCCAATATTCTATTGTAAAATTAAGTGATGATATATTTAATGATGCGTTTGAGGCAATACTTAAATAATCTCCACTACCATCAAAATACATAGAACCTGAATTATATTTCTTAGTAGCTGTATTAATACTTGTATTCCCGACAACTGTAATAGCATTATGCTGATTAGACCAATCAATAAAATCATCACCAGTTAACATCAGTGACACATTCTGCCAATACGGGTCGTATGCGTCAGTTGTGTTACCGTCTAGTAACAACGATACATTGCCCCACCAAGGGTCAGCTGATATAGTTGGAGGTATTGTTGGGAATGCTGCGGTTGGTCGAACTATTGTTCTAGCATAGCCTTTAGTAACTCGTAGGTCATCGATGTAGCCGTTTACAATAATACCGCCATCACCCGCTCCACCAACATATTTTGAGTACACTGTATTACTATCTATACTAGCAGAACTAGTGGCAGTACCTTCCAACGTGCCATCAATATATAAATTAAAAGTGCTACCACTTCTAACTAATGCTACGTGATACCAATTATCATTAACGATATTGGTTGTTCCTGCTATAAATGGAACAGATGTTGAAATATTATAAGCACTTGAGCAAAATTTATTAGGGTACGTCGGATGATTAGCATGAATATAAAACCAGTTTGGATTAAACACGGAAGAATTAGTAGAATTACAAAAAATAGCTGCGGCACTGACAGCAGCGTTTTGTCTAAACCAGAATTCAATAGTAAAATCACCAGAACCAAATAGTAATCCAGGTGAATTTGATAAACTCAAATAATCCCCATTCCCATCAAAATACATAGCCCCAGTGCCATACTTCTTAGTAGTCGTATCAATTCTAGCATTACCGTAAGTTGTCACAGGTAATCTATAAACTGAACTATCTAATATCTCATGTGATGGTAATGCCGCAGTGGGTGGGGTGAAATTGGCTGTGTATCGAGCTACGCCTTTGGTTATGCGGAAATCATCAATGTAACCGTTTAAAGTTGAACCAGAACCCAGCCATACTTCGCCAACACTTGGCGTATTTGTGGTGTTGTTTGCACCACCAGCTGTAGTTTCAGCATCTTTAACACCATTAAGAAATATTCTAGTTGTTCCACTAGCACGAGTAACAGCAACATGAATCCATTGATTTGAAGGGAAATTAGTTACACATGATAAATTAGCAACAGGAGAACCATAGATAGCACATTGTAGTTTAGTTGTATCGCCATTTGCAGCACCTAACCCTAAGCCAAATGAACCACCACCAGCAGGACCATTACCGAAAAATTCTCCACCAGAAATACGATATGTCCAGAATTCTATTGTAAAATCGCCAGTACCAAACATACAAGTGTCAGATGCGGCAGGTCGAATATAATCACCACTACCATCAAAATAATAACTTCCAGTACCAAATTGTTTTTTAACGCTAGTGACTGAAGCTTGTCCATAAGCTGTTACAACCAATCTATTATTAGACTTATCCAGCAAATCATTACCAGTCAACAACACCGACACATTAGCAAAGTTAGTATCAACATCAGTATCACCATTTAGCAGTAATGATACCTTATCATAATATGGGTCACTAGCACCTACTACTGGATAATAACCAATCCCACCAGTTGCTGCTGCATTTATAATCTTACGATTGCTCATTATTTTAAGTCCTTACCAATCACATATCCAGTCCAAGTTGTACCAGTATCATAAGTATAAAAACCAAACGAATCTCTACCAGAAGCAGTCAAACTAGATGGAGCAGTACCACCAACCCATTTAACAGTAGAAGTACCGCCAGCAGCTACTGATAATGTCCATGTAATAGTTGCTAATCCAGCATTAGTCAAATCCAACACAAATGAACCAACTGAACCTGCAGCAGGAATATTACTTACAGTAAATGTAGTAGCATTAGCGGTTAATGTCTTGGTAAAGTACGAACCTAATGATAAATCTACGTCTAATCCAGCCATTGCTACTTTAGTTTCATAAGAACCTAATGCAGTAATAGTTTTATTAGTTAATGTTTGTGTATCAGTAGTACCAACAATGGTTCCGGTCGGAGCCGTTACTGCAGTAAATGCGCTATTTCCGCTTGCTTTAACAATACCAGTTAACGTATTTGCTCCAGTTCCTCCTTGGGCAACGCTTAATGCAGTTGTTAAGCCAGTTAATGATATAATATCACTATTGGTTCCAGAAGCAGCTTGACCAGCTAACGTATCGCCGATTTGTAATTCTTGAATAGTAGCACCATTTAATACTACCGGATATCTTGCTGTCATTAAATTATACCTACTTGAATTGTTGATGTGTTAGCGTGATTTAATACTGGTAAATAATTGAAAGTAAACGTTACATTTACAGTGTTACCTAATCTATTTAGAATAGGCACGTTTCGTAGAATTCCACCCCAAGATAAAACAGATCCATCCGTTGTTAAATATTTTCCAGTATTTGCTGATTGACTAGGTAAAGTTCCAGTGTTTGCTTTATTATAAGCCGAATTAGCAACTGATAATGCGGTATTACTTAAATCTGTATAATAAGATCCGTGTTGGCCATCTAATAAATCAGCGTTTAAATTACTTATTAATGTATTTGATGCCACTGTAAACGGAGAAGTTCCAGTAGATACTGTAAATACAGCATTAGATGCAACTACCGAACCAATCTGTAATGTATCATATACAACCCCGCCAGTAAAATCTACTGTAGTTGTAGGTTCAGCTGCAACATTAGAAAATAATTTCCATACTCCATCGGTAGCATCTCTAACTAGCCCAGTATGCTGATAACGACTAGAAGTAAAATGACCTACAATACCGATATCTTGTAGGTTAGCTGGATTATCCTGTGCCATATAAATCAAAGGATCGCTAATAGACAAATTATTTGAACTTAATGTCGTTACATTACCGCCAAGATAAACGTTACCAGATACGCTTAAATCGGTAGAAATCGTAACAGAGCCTGTAATCGTACCGCCATTAGCAGAGAATTTTGTATTAGCAGTGTTATATGCTGCATTGGCTTGACCAAATGCAGTTTGAGCAAGCGTAATTGCAGAATTAGTTTGATCATAAACAGAACCTAATGGCAAATTAACCCAAGTTGCAGTAGCGCCATCTGTTGTTAAATATTTTCCACCATTGCTAGTTTGCGTTGGCAGAGAAATTGGAGCTGGGGCAGAAATCCATGTACCGTTATTTGAAGTTAATAGATTACCTTCGGTTCCAGGAGAAACTGTTCGAATAGCAGAAGTTCCGCTACCCAATAAAATGCTATTAGCTGTAAATGTATTTGCTCCAGTTCCGCCTTGAGCAACAGTAACAGTAGAAATAGCACTCATTACCGTAACAGGAGTTTCTAACAATTTCCAATTAGTTGTAGCGGTATTGTATATAAATGAAACATATGCGCCATTTATATCTAGAACATATGGAGTAGAATAAGATTCTAAATTATTACCGTTTGGCAATAAAGTTAAATTATTTACAGCAAATGTACTACCAATATCCGAAATACTAATTAACGAACCGTCGGCTGGGCTTGCAGGTAACGTAACTGAAAATGCTCCGGCAGCTGTATTACATCTAACCAATTCATTAACTGAGGCAGTATAATTTGCAGTTTTAATTGCAGTAGCGGTTATTCCAGAACCGCCTGTATTTGCTTTATTATAAGCAGCATTGGCTTGAGCAAACGCAGATTGACCAACAACCAATGAAGTGTTAGCTTGTGAATACGAAGCATTAGCTTGACCAAATGCAGTTTGAGCTATTGCGATTCCGCTATTCGCTTGAGTAAATACAGTTTGGGCTAATGTAGTCGCAGAATTAGCTGCAGTATAAGCAACATTGGCTTGAGTAAATGCAGTTTGAGCTAATATAGTTGCGGAATTGGCTGTAGTATAAGCAACATTGGCTTGAGTAAATGCGCTTTGTCCAATTACAACTCCGGTATTGGCAGTATTATATGCAGAATTAGCTTGATCAAATGCTTCTTGACCTATTGTTATTGCTGTATTCGCTTGAATATAAGCAGTATTAGCCTGACCAAATGCAGTTTGCGCTAACGTAGTTGCAAGATTAGCTTGACCAAATGCAGTTTGCGCTATTGCTATTCCGGTATTTGCCTGATTGTAAGCTGTATTTGCCTGAGTAAATGCTCCTTGACCAATAGCAATAGCCATATTTGCTTGCGTATTTGCAGAATTACTTAATCCAGTATAATAATTTGCTTGCTGACCATCTAATAAATCGGCATTTAAATTGTTAACTAATGTAACAGAATTAACAGTAAATGGAGCAGTACCGCTAGCAACATTAAACGCAGCATTAGAAGTTATTAATGAACCAATTTTAAGAGTATCATATATTACACCACCAGTAAAATCTATGGTTGATGTTGGCTCAGATGCAACGTTAGAAAACAATTTCCACATATTATCAGAAGCATCTCTAACTAATCCAGTATGCTGATAACGGTCAGATGTAAAATTCCCAACCAAACCGATATCTTGTAAGTTAGCTGGATTATCTTGAGCTAGATAAATTAACGGGTCGTTAATAGATAAATTATTTGAACTTAATGTGGTAACATTACCACCAAGATAAACATTTCCCGTAACATTTAAATCAGTTGTAATCGTAACTGATCCGGAAATTGTTCCACCATTGGCAGAAAATTTTGTATTGGCTGTATTATAAGCAGCGTTAGCTTGAGTATATGCTGCTTGACCAACTGTAATTCCAGTATTAGCTGCAGTATATGCGGCATTGGCTTGGTCAAAAGCACTTTTTCCAATTGGTTCAGAATTAGCTTGATTATATGCCGATTGAGCTATTGCTATTCCAACATTTGCCTGAGCATAAGCTGCATTAGCTTGATTAAATCCAGAGTTTGCTTGACCAAAGGCAGTTTGTGCAATTGTAATTCCGGTATTTGCCTGAGCATAAGCTGCATTTGCTTGAGAGAATGCAGTTTGAGCAATAGAAATTCCCGTATTAGCAGCAGTATAGGCTAAATTTGCTTGATTGAATCCAGAATTAGCTTGACCAAATGCTCCTTGACCTATTGTTATTCCGGTATTAGCTTGATTATATGCAGAATTAGCCTGACCAAATGCAGCCTGACCAGTTACTATTCCGGTATTGGCTTGACTATATGCAGCATTGGCTTGATTAAATCCAGAATTAGCCTGATCAAATCCTGCTTGACCAATTGTTATTCCGGTATTAGCCTGATTATATGCAGCATTGGCTTGATTAAATCCTGTTTGACTAATTGTTATTCCAACATTTGCCTGATTAAATCCAGAATTAGCCTGATCAAATCCTGCTTGACCAATTGTTATTCCGGTATTAGCCTGATTATATGCAGCATTAGCCTGAGTAAAGGCTGTTTGGCCAACGGTAATTCCAGTATTAGCCTGATTATATGCAGAGTTTGCTTGATCAAATGCAACTCCAGTTAACCCAGTATAATATGTTCCATGCTGCCCATCAAGTAAATCAGCATTAAGATTTACAACTACTGTATTAGAAGTTACTGTAAATGGCGCTGCTCCAGTAATAGAGAAATTTGCATTCGATGCTATTAATGAACCAATTTGTAATGTATCATAAATGCCATTAGTAAAATCAACAGTGGAAGTTGGTTCAGTTGATACATTGGAAAATAATCTCCAAATTCCATCACTAGCTTTTCTAACTAAACCTGTATGTTGATATGACGAATTTGTAAAATGACCAACAAAACCGATATCTTGTGTATTACCAATATTATTATTTGCTAAATAAAGTATTGGATCATTTACAATTAAATTCGTTGAACTTACTGTTGTAACATTACCGCTTAAATATACATTTCCAGAAACATTTAAATCATTAGTAATTGTTACCGATCCACTAATAGTTCCACCGTTAGCAGAAAATTTAGTATTGGCAGTATTATAAGCAGCATTAGCCTGAGAAAACGCTGCTTGACCAACTGTAATTCCAGTATTAGCAGTATTATATGCAACATTAGCCTGACCGAACGCTCCTTGGCCAATTGTAACTCCAGTATTAGCTTGATTATATGCAACATTAGCCTGACCAAATGCAGCTTGGCCAACTGCTATTCCAACATTTGCCTGAGCATAAGCAGCATTAGCTTGATTATATGCAGAATTGGCTTGACCAAATGCAGCCTGACCAATTATTATTCCAACATTGGCTTGATTATATGCAGCATTTGCCTGAGAGAATGCAGTTTGAGCTAATGTAATTCCAACATTAGCTTGACCAAATGCAGCCTGACCAGTTGCTATTCCAACATTAGCGGCAGTATAGGCTGAATTCGCTTGACTAAGCGCACTTAATCCTATCGTTGTTCCTGTATTCGCTTGCGTATATGCAGCATTAGCCTGAGAGAATGCTTCTTGGCCAATTGAAACCCCAGTATTAGCAGTTGTATATGCTGAATTGGCTTGATTAAACGCAGAACTAGTTAATCCAGTATAATACGTTCCATGTTGTCCGTCAAGGAGATCCGCATTAAGATTTGATACTAAGGTATTAGATACAACAGAAAACGGTGCAGAGCCATTTGCAGTAGAAAAAACGGCATTTGATGTATTTATCGATCCAACTTGAATTGTATCATATATTACACCAGTAAAATCTACTGTAGTTGTTGGTTCGCTAGCAACATTAGAAAAGAATTTCCAAACTCCATCTGTTGCATCCCTAACTAATCCAGTATGCTGATAATGATCGCTTGTAAAATGCCCAACAATGCCTATATCTTGAAGATTTGCAGGATTTTCTTGTGCCAGATAAATTAATGGATCATGGATAGAAAGGTTATTTGAACTTAATGTTGTAACATTTCCAGATAGATAAACGTTTCCTGTTACCGATAAATCTCCAGATAATGTTAATGATGTACCATTAGCTCTACCAATATCTGGAGTAACTAAAATCGCATTATTTGAAAATACTAATTTACCTGATCCAGTTTCATCGGAAATTATACTTGCTAATTCAGCACTACTTGTTGCAGAGAATTGTGATAATCCACGAGCAGTTAATGCAGTATATGCAGCAGGTACAGTTATAAATACATTTTTAGATCCGGATAAAAAATCAACTTTATTACCCGAATCAGAACTACTTAAAACTTGAGTTCTGATTATGGAATTATTTCCGCTTACATATGTTCCAATGCCAATTTCCCATTGAGCTCCACCAGTTAATTCAATAACATATGGAAATGAATTTCCAGGTGAAATAGCTGATGAAATACTTTGGTATCCAATTGAAGCACCATTTAATACGATCGGAACTGTTCCTGTTGTGGTGGAAGTTTCTTTTACTCTGTCGTTTAACTGTAAAGACATGCAATACTCCCATCAATAAGCGAAAAATCCATGTTATTTCCTGTAGTAAATCTAAATATAAACTATTTATTATATTTAATAAATACTTGATTATTAATCTAAGAATTTAATAGAGAGAGTATGCTAGGATTTTATTCAATTGGTTCTAACCCAATATCTTCTTCTGGTGGAGGAGAACAAAATTTTAACTGTTCGCTGAACTCATTTAGTTCATCGACAGCTAGTCTCACAACACAAATTTCTTTAAATTCTTCGGTTGCTGTGGTAACTAATATTACTGCGCCACTATCAACAAATATAACAATAGCTGCATCTATTACAGATATTCTTGTATTGAGCACAGCGTCAATTAATACCCAAATAACTATGGCTGCAGCTGCAGCTGCGCTTGCAACAAGTGGAGCGCAATTAGCCACAGAAATTAAAGTTAATAGTTCTATAATCGATATAGCTACAGCTATATCAGATCTACATACCTCTATTGAATTAAATGCAATAGATTCATGTATTGTTTCTAATCAAGCTCAATTAAATACTGGAATTGTTCTCTTAGGTTCTGCTCTAGATGTAGTAACAGCTAATTCCAATATTACAACTAATATCGCTGCAAGTGCTTCTGTAAATACAGTTGCAAATACAGTATCAGATATTACAACAAGTATTACTGTTGCTGCAGAGATAACAGATATTGCTTCTGCCGCTGCAACTACTATTCAAACAAGTATTGAGTTAAACTCCATTGATACTTGTATTGTATCTAATGCTGCATATTTAAATACCGGAATTGTTCTTCTTGGTTCTGCTCTAGATGTAGTAACAGCTAACTCCGATATAACAACAAGTATTACTGTAATTGGCTCGGCTAATACAGCTGCTAATACTGCATCAGATATCACAACTAGTATTAGACCAACTGCATCAGCAAATACTATTGCAAATACAGTTTCTGGTCTAACAACAAGTATTAAAATAGCAGGAACTATTTCTGATGTAATAGTATCAGCTAATTCCAATATTACAACAAGTATTACTGTTGCTGCAGAGATAACAGATATTGCTTCTGCTAATGCAACTACTATTCAAACAAGTATTGAATTAGCGGCTATTGATACTTGTATTGTATCTAATGCTGCATATCTAAATACCGGAATTGTTCTTCTTGGTTCTGCCCTAGATATAGCGTCAGCCAATTCTGCTCTAACGACAAGTATTCTTACCAGAGGTTCTGCTAATACAGTTGCCAATACAGCTTCTGGTTTAACAACAAGTATTACTCCTGTTGTTTCTGCTAACACTATTGCTAATACTGTATCTGGATTAACAACAAGTATTACTGTTGCCGCAGGGATAACGGATATTGTTTCTGCTAACGCAACTACCATTCAGACAAGTATTCTCGCTAGAGGTTCTGCTAATACAGTTGCTAATACAGTTTCTGGTTTATCTACAAATATTCTCGCTAGAGGTTCTGCTAATACAGTTGCCAATACAACTTCTGGATTAACAACTAGTATTCTAGCGATTGGTTCTGCTAATACAATTGCTAATACCATATCAGATATTACAACTAGCATTGAATTAGCGGCTATTGATACTTGTATTGTATCTAATGCAGCATATTTAAATACCGGAATTGTTCTTCTTGGATCTATAGAAGATGTAGTTTCTGCTAATGCAACTACCATTCAAACAAGTATTCTTGCGATCGGTTCTGCTAATACAGTTGCCAATACAGCTTCTGGTTTAACTACCAGTATTCTTGCGATCGGTTCTGCTAATACAGTTGCCAATACAACTTCTGGATTAACAACCAGCATTCTTGTTAGAGGTTCTGCTAATACAATTGCTAATACCATATCAGATATTACAACTAGTATTCTAGCAAATAGCTCTATATTTACTGAAGTTGGTATATCTTCTCCAAATTTAATTACACAAATACAACTTGCTGCAAATTTACAAGTAAGTATTGATGGTACAATATCACAAGGAAGAATAGTACCAGTAACTGTATACTCAAGATCAACAGCATCGGGTAATTTATTTACTAGAGTATTATTCAATGCTGCAAGTATTGCTAATACAACTGGCTCTGCTGCACTAAGAACTCGTATTAGATTAGCATCTATTGATCAATGTGTTGTTTCTAATCAAGCAGAATTAAGTGTACAGTCAATAGTACGTGGAAATTTAAAAGTTTCTTCAGTAGTAACGGCTAATCTTACAAATAATATAACGCTTGCCGGTGAGATAACAAATTCTTCGGTGGCAACTGCAGGATTATCAACTGCAATTAAATTAGCATCAATTGATTCTTGTGTTGTATCAAATGCAGCTCAATTAAATACAGGTGTTGTTCTTCTTGGTTCAGTAACTTCTCAAGTAACAGTTAATCCTGTTAGATTAGTAACATCTATTACCACAACAAGTAATGTAGTAAGCATTTCCTCTGCAACTTCTAATCTACTTACCAATATTAAACTTGAATCAATTGATTCTTGTGTTGTATCAAATGCAGCTCAATTAAATACAGGTGTTGTTCTTCTTGGTTCGGTAACTTCTCAAGTAACCATTAATCCTGCTGAATTAGTTACTAATGTTGCATTAGGTGCATCTATTTCCGATGTAACAAGTGCAACGGCTAATCTACTTACCAATATCCAATTAGCCTCAATTGATTCTTGTATTGTATCTAATGCAGCTCAATTAAATACAGGTGTTGTTCTTCTTGGTTCGATAACCAATGTTTCTGAAATTGATGCTAACTTAACAACACAAATACCACTTAATGCAAATCTAGATAATATTGCATCGGCCAATGCTAGTACATTGGTTACCAATATCCAATTAGCCTCAATTGATTCTTGTGTTGTATCTAATGCAGCTCAATTAAATACAGGTGTTGTTCTTCTTGGCTCAGTAGTTGATATAACATCTATCTCTGCTGACTTAACAACACAAATACCACTTAATGCAAATCTAGATATTATTGCATCGGCTAATGCTAGTACATTGGTTACCGATATTAAACTTGAATCAATTGATTCTTGTGTTGTATCTAATGCTGCTCAATTAAACACAGGTATTGTTCTTCTATCTGATACAGTAGTAATTGATGTTCAGGCTAATTCAAATCTATTAACTGAAATTCCGCTTGATGTAAATATAATCTCCAATGTTAGTATATCTTCTCCTGAATTAATAACTGAAATATATTTAGATATCGCAGCTCTAAGCTCTGTTAATGTAAATGCAAATCTGATATTACCGGAAATTGTACTAGAATCTGAGACGCTTATTGTAAATGCTGCTATTCTCTATGTTCCGGTTATTACGACTAGCATTACTATAGAGGCTAATGTTGCAGCTGAATCGCTTGCCTCGGCTGAATTAACAACTGAAATATATCTTGGGGCTGAAGACTCTTGTATTGTTGCAAATCTTGCGCAATTAAATACAGGTATTGTTCTTCTATCTGATACGCTAATCGCTGATGTATCTGCTCAGGGTGATATCTCTACTGGGATTAAATTATCTAAACATCTTGCTGTAAATGTAATATCTACCCAAAATCTTACTACTGCGGTTGTTCTTAATGCGCATATATCCTCTAATAATTCTTGCTCTGTTCTTCTTGCTGATCTTCTGGCTAGAAAAGATTATGGTAATGAATTAAAAATACTAGTGGTTAATAATGATAATAATAATCTAGTGCATGTAAATCAACAAGTAGTTTGTATAGAAAAAAATATGCAGCAAAATATTCTGATTAAAACTCAAACTAAAGATACTATTATACAAATTAAATTATTATAAAGGTAATAAAATGCAAATCTATTCTCCTACTACTAAAGGTCCGCTGAAAATAACTGGCTATATTGATCCAGATGATAATACTAAAATCTCTGTGTATTGGGGTGCCCCTCTGTTCTCTCCGCTAACCATCTATCGCCAAGGTGATATCTGTCGTCCATCTACGGATAATGGCTACTACTATCAATGTACTACCAATGGAACTTCTGGCTCTACTCAACCAACTTGGAATCAAGAAGAAGTTACTTGGGGTACTGCTATCTTTGCTGCCATTCCATGGAATCTGTGGCTGCTTCCTGATGAAATATTGACAGCCTCAAATTGGGTGGCTAGTAATAATGCTATTAATATTGCTACCAGTACCTTTAATGACTATAAAGCAACTGTCTTTGTTTCTCAAATTCCAAATACTCTTGTGGATTTTCATCTAACAAATAAAGTTACTAAAGCTAATGGTGAAACTATCTCTAGAAGTTTTGTCTATAAATTGAATCAACAATAACATCGCCCTATTATAGAGCGAACTTGGGAATACTCGCTCTATTATAGAGCGATCTATATGTATTTGGCGTATCTCGCCCTATTATAGAGCGAATATAAATAGGGCGCGTGAAGTAAAGCGCAATAGAATAATTTAATAAAGTGATTTAGTAAGTATTGGAAATTCTCGAGAATCTTCGAGAATCTTCGATGAAGGGAATAGGGGAGTTTTTAGTGATTATACTGAAGTTTACTGAGGGATACTGATGGATACTGAAGGTGTCTAAAGATGTCTAGAGATGTCTTTTTTGTCTTAGACTACTTAGTAATTCTCATAATTTGGAAATTCCCATCACAGCATCAAAGACCAATATCTCAATATCTCAACAGGAATTAGTTTCCGATTAGAGCAACAACAAAGACAAGAGCAGCGACCCAGATTATTGCATAGGCAGCGACACCGAGAATAACAATAGAGGCAAGAAGAGAAAGAGCATTATTATTAGATTGGATTAGTAGAATAATAACAATCAGGAGTAGAATTAGTTCCATATAGAGTTTCGATAGAGTTTAGATTTACTTTATTATACTATATGGAATCAGATTCGTCAAGCATTATTTTATATTTGTTTAGATGTTTTCTTGTTACTCTCACTGATATCCAATTATTATAATAACTGGAATCTATTAGTACGTTGTTGATGAACTGATGGTAGGCTTCCAAGTAAGAAAGGGATGACTTGGAATGACAAATTTCCAATATCTCTTTCTTTAATTCTGGATTATTTATTTTTATATCAGTATTTAAATCGTCGTTGGATCCGGTGTATGTTTTCCAATCGGATTCAACCTTTACTTTTTTCTTTTTTAAATTCTTCTGGATAGATTTACTAAAATGGAAAACTTTTTTACCAATATATTTTTTGTTATTTTGGGTGTTGGTAATTAGATAAACAAACCCAATTGCTTTTTCTGGGGGAGCAGTTAATGGTTCGTTGTTGTAAAGCCACATTGATTTTTACCTAT